GCCAGAAGGCCGGAGAGTATCAGATGTTCACATTCCCCTACATGGCCGCAGAGGGTAAACTGAAAGTCACCGTCGTGGCCATGAATGCCGACGGGGTGCAACTGCGCAAGCGAACATTCACCGACATTCCCGTGACCCGCAATCGCATCACCACCTATACTGGCCATCTCTTCGATGACTCGATGGGCGAGATTCGCCAAACCACCTTTGGCATCTCAGTCAATACCGATTGGGACGGCGAAGATATTTACGAATTTTAAAAATTATATTAATTATGAAGAAACTGATGATGGCCATCGCTCTTGGCCTGATGGTTGCTGCTTGCAACTCCGAACAGAGTGAATCTGAAACAACTCCAACCAAGCCCATCACCTTCCGCGTAGATGGCGACTTTACGTTCCACTCCTTTACACGTGCCTTGAGTGCCGATGGTAAGGATATGACCGACCTGTGGATTCTTGATTACATGGATGGCTCGCTCCATGCCCAATTCCATCAATCCAGCACCGATGCCGACTTCGGCCAGCCAACACTTGATCTTGACTACGGCTCTCACACGCTCTATTTCGTAGCCTCACGTGGTGAAGGTGCTGCCGTCGATACCGATGCGCACACCATCACCTTCGCCAGAGTGCTCGATACCTTCTGGCAGACTTGCACCATCACCGTGTCCGGTTCCTCAGCCAATAGTCGCACCGTGTTGCTCGATCGCGTCGTAACAAAACTTCGCCTACAGTTTACCGACCCCATCCCCACGGGAGCCGCTACCATCAACATGACACCCGCCACCTGGTACTACGGCCTTGACTATCTCGACGGTTCGCCCACCGATTCCACCACGTCTCAGATGATTACTATCAACATCCCTGCCTCCAACATCGGGCAGACGGTATCGGCCAATGTGCACGGATTCTCGACTACTACTGAGTGGACTACCAACGTCTCCGTCAATTCCAAGAACTCAGCAGGTGACATCATCGGCCAAGCTGAGATCATCGCAGCACCCCTGCGCCGCAACCGCATCACCGAGTTCTCAGGTCCGCTCTATGACAAGACGAGAGCCATGACATTTACGCTAAATTCAGATTGGGACGATTCGTATACAGGAACATGGTAAAATATTCTCTCCGCCGACTCGCGCTCTCAGACCTGCGCCTCGGCCAATGGGTCAATTATCGTGGGGGTATCTACAAGGTAGTGTCCGTCTCCTGTCTCTTCGACGATCCGTATGTCCACCTCGCCCCTGATGGCGACGATTGGGACAAGGTTGTTGAAGTCTATGGCCGCGACCTTCAGTTCATATTTCCAACCAAGGTGCACCCGAAATAAAAAATCGGGGCCTCAATTGCGAGGCCCCGATTGTGGTTGTTATTCCTTGGGTTTTAGCTCTTCAAGGGCTGCTTCGTATGGAGCCCAATCAATAGCATCCTTTCTCGCCCACCCTTCGGCGAGGGTTGTTTTGATGAAGTTTACGCCAGCCAGATAGAATTGAGTGATTTCCTCTACTGTCTCGAAGATGTCGTACACAGCCGTCTTGTCCTCGTTCTCGCTTACCTTCACCTTCATAGGCAGATTGGCTCCATTGGTCATCTGTGCCACGCGCTGGCCTTCTGAGTAGTTGCGCTGGTTCTCGTCGTTGAGCCACAGTGTCACCTGCTTTCCTGCATCATCGCCATGCAGCACCGTCCATGGGCACTCCTTCAGAATCTTCTCATTGGTCTGACGGTCGATGTCATCCATCACAGCATCTTTTACCTGACCTATACTTGGCAGGTCGATTGTTTTTTTGTTGAAGTACACCTCGAACCATTCATATAGGTTCTTACCCGTAACCTTTTTCTTCTCGTAGCCAACGATGGTACGGCTGCGATCCTGTTTTACCAGTGCAAATGTGGCACTCTTTCCGCAAATTTTACTCATATTTCCTATTGTTTAAAATTCCTTTGTAAATCGCCGATTTACGCGTTATAGGTTTACTTATGCAATTTTGCATTTCAGGTAGTCGCCATCAATCTCTACCACATTCATAAAGTCGTTGGTATCAAAAATCTCGCGCCTCAGATTATACGATGCCGTATGACTAAGCACACCCATGTATGAATTTACCGATGCTATGACATGCTCGCGGTCTCTGAGGTTCATCATCTGGAGGTTCTTCTTGATGCGGTTCAAGGTCTTATTCGAGATATAGTCGCGGTATGGTTTTACGAATGCGCCCAGGAACTCCACGCCCTGTCGTATGTCGCGCACATGTAGTTTGCCCATGTGTAGTTGCAGACCTAATTCATCGGCGAGGAACTCGCGCACCTTGGGAACTTGATTCAACAGCCACTCACGGCAGGCATCCACCATCACCGAATCGTCTACGTAGCGGCCGTAGTGTTCACAAAGTATGTAGCGCTTTATAAATTGGTCGAATGGATTCAGATATACATTAGAGTATAGTTGCGAGGTGAGATTTCCTATGGGCAGTCCGAGCCCTGGCAGCACGTAGCGCATACATTTGGCATGATCCATGCCGTCCCAATCGCTCTCGTCGCCCACGATGATGCAATGCTCCATCGGGTCGAGCATGATAATCTGCTCGGTCATCCACATGATGAAGCGCATGTCGCGGATGTCGGCCCATGTGGTGCTCTTGGTCAGTATCACGCCTTGTGGAATTGGTACGTCGTCGGTCAGCCCCACCTTGTGGGTCGCCATCTTTGTGAGTGAATTGGTGGCTATCTTAAGCAGTTTCTCGCGGTTGATGTGCATGAAGTAACCACGGATGTCGAGGTTCATGGCATAGCATGGCTGAGTCCAGTTCAGCGATGCCTGCCTGATGTGCTGTCGCAATCGGTCTATGCCGTAGTGGGTGCCACGGCCTTCGATGCATGAGTAAGAATCGGCTATGAATGTGCGCTCAAAGAGCTGGTGCGTGTAGTTGAAGTAGAGATGATGCACGATGCGGTCGCGGAACATGGCAGCGAACACCTCGCGCTTCTTGGGGTAGCTGATGACGAAAGCACTTGGAAGGCAGGGCCTTGTACCGACCACTCAGAAGGTCGTCGCATAGTTCGTCGAGATTGTCCTTCAGGTGACGCTCGAATTTCTCAACGTAGCTCATCTTGTGCTTATGACGGGCCGCGTCGTAGAATGCCACATAAAGGTCAAACAATAACTGCTGGCGTGTGAGTCTGTACCCTGCTGCTTCCATTTCTGATAGTGCTTTCTTTTGTTTGTTCGCTTGTCATTACTTCGACGAGTGCTGGACTGCCCTGACAGAAAAGCCGTTGAACCGATTGTTGTTGTTGGCTGGATTGACTCCTCCCGAATTGAAGTTCAGGTTGTAACCGTTCGCTGATGAGTTCAAAGATGAAGACCAGTAGTTCCCGTTGGAGCCCCTGTTGTTGAGCGAAGTCCCGTTCCTGTTGCCAGACGCGGGGAAGAAGCAGCGCAACACCGAATACTGCGGTTATCTCCTGTTACGACCTCGGCGTGGAATCCTCTGATGGAAGCCACACAGCGTCTATTGTTTTTCCCGCAGGCTCATGGCCTGAAGGACGGATAACCTATGAATTTGCCGAACTCTGAAGCCGAGTGTCAGTTGTTTTGTGCCCGTCAGCGAGAGGTCATTATGTCAAAGAAGTGCCACTATTTTCTGTTTCATATTACTCAAAAACTCCACATTCTCAGCGGGTGTCTTTTGATCGATGGGATATGAGAGCAATTCTGATACTATTTGGAACAAGCCACTTCGTGCCAGTACTGCTGGTTTCTGGTCACCGCTCATAATTTGGCGGTTACTCTTTGCCGATTTATCCTTGAATGGCTGTGTCTGCTTCCATTCATCAAAGGTCGCAGTCAGTTCCTCGGTAGTAGCCGTCTGATCTGGAAGGGTGATGCTAATTTTCAGGTCTCCATCCTCCATCTCGTCCATCGCGTCGTATTGAGGGATGTATTTCGATACTGATTCGAGCGGGAATCCAAGCATCACGTACTCGCCATGCTTTGAGTTGTAGCGATTGCATTGAAGGATTTTCGCGTCGCCACGCTGAGCTTGGAAATCCTCGGTGCAAACGATGGTTTTTAATAGCCATGCGCTCCATTCATAAACATGATAGAACTTTCCGTCCTTATGTAGTATAATTTTGTTTTGCGAGTCTGCGTCCTGGCGCAGCTTCTCATATTCTAACGCTGGGGTTATCTTCATCGTTATTTATATGAAATAAAAAATATTCTATTTATATGGTGCTCATTTCCCCGAGCAAGGCGCGTCGCGCTTGTGGCGCGACTGCTTGCGCCTTGCCCGTGTAAATGAGGTGCAGGCAAATTACTGAACAGCCCGAACTGAGAAGCCGTAGAACCGGCTGCCGTAGTTCGCGGGATTAACGCCGCCACTATTGAAGTACAAGCGGTAACCGTCCGTAGAGGAGTAAAGTGATGAACTCCAGTAGTAGCCGTACGAGCCTCTGTAGTCGAGCCCCGTACCGCTCCTGAAGCCAGACGCGGGGAAGAAAATGGAGTTACCATTGATGTTACTCGTGAAGCGACGACCGGCCACACCATCCTCATCCGTCCATTCGGAGGTACAATTATCGTAAAGCTCCTGGAACTCCGGCTGCGTCGGCATTCGCCATGGTGCACCCATGTTGTGACGGGCTGCGTCGTAGGTACCGTCCACTGAGATGTTGCCAGTCAGCGCAGCACCTGGTGTCGATGCGTATGGGCCGTCGTTCGATGTACCGAAGTCGTAGCCGTCGGTGCCTGTATGTCCTTCCACATTACCCCAGCTGAAGTACAAGCCATCATCGTATGGGCTTGCGGCACCCACGTTGTGCTCACACCAAAGCAAGCCTGAAGGTAAGGCAAGATCGACAGCTCCAGAAGGTGTAGAACCTGTCATGCTCTCGATGCCGATCACCTGCCAGTAGGTGCCATCATAGACCATCGTCAGGATGGTGTTGGCGTGAACCTTACCGATCTCCATTGCACGCCCGAAGTGCTTGATGGCGATGGCTGTGCCTCCGTTGATGGAGAGCGTCGGGTTCGATGCTGTGAATGCGTTCTGGAAGAGCACCGAGATACGGCAGTTTGTCAGCAGCAGGAAGTTCGAGATGGTGACGGTCTTTGCCGCTGTACCACCAGCCGTCGCACAGGTGGGGAATCCGCCACCCAGCATGGCGCAGTCGGTCACCTTCATTTGCAGGTCGCTGATTTTCACGCCACCGTCCTTGATGTTGCCGTTCTCGTCGATCACCATGATGTCATCCTCCACAGCAGCACCAGCACCCGTCATCGTCAGTTTGTCGGTCTTCTTGACCAACTCATTATCCACCTGCGTCTTGGTGTAGTAGTTGGCCAAGGCGGTGGTGATGGCGGTCGAAACGATGGTACCAACCTGCGAGGTGGTCGAATAGTCAGCCAGAGCGAGCGTGATGGCTCCACTGATGGCATTATCGGTCTGCGACTTGGTATAGTAATTATCCAGACTGATTTCAGTCGAACCGATGCACTCCCACGAATAGGTGACGGTGCCCTGCTCATCGACGACGAGCGTGATGTACTCATCCTTCGTATTCTGCGTCTGAGGATCGGTACCAGGCACGAGATAGATTTTGTTCATCGTGTCGGCACTGGCTGTCGGCAGAGTCTGAACGCTGATTAATTGGAACTGCTGGATGGCAGCCACCATCGCATCAACCTCAGTCTTGTTGTAGGTTTCCGACTTCAGATAGTAGTAGGTGAGGTCGGAGACGGCCTTGGTGATGAAGTTGGCGATGAGCGCGTCCACCTCGGCTTTGGTGTAATAGTTGGCAATGGCCGTTGCGATGGCTGCGGTCATCTGAGTGGTGGTGCTGTACGATGCCAGTGCCGTGTTCAGCGCATTGCTGATAGCCGCGTCGGTCTGTGCGCTGGTGTAGTAGCCGGAGAGGTCAACCGTTGTGCTACCGATCTGCTCCCATGAGTACGTGGTCGTGCCTTGGTCGGTCACGGCAATGGTTATGTACTCATCCTTCACGTTCTTGGTCTCAGGATTTGTGCTTGGTACAAGGTATATCTTGTTCATGGTGTCAGCCGATGCCGTCGGCAACTCAGCAACGCTCTGATAGGTGAACTGTTGCACAGCGTCGATGAGCTGCTGCACCTCCGACTTGGTGTAGGTGTCAGTCTTCAGGTAATAGTTCACCAAATCGTTCACTGACTTCGTGATGAAGTTGGCGATGAGTGCGTCCACCTCGGCCTTGGTGTAATAGTTGGCGATAGCCGACGCGATGGCGGCGGTCATCTGCTCGGTGGTGCTGTATGATGCCAATGCCGCATTCAGAGCTGCGCTGATAGCTGCATCGGTCTGTGCGCTGGTGTAGTAGCCACTGAGGTCGATTTCGGTAGAGCCGATCTGCTCCCATGAGTAAGTGGTCGTACCTTGGTCGGTGACGGAAATGGTGATAAATTCATCCTTCACGTTCTTGGTCTTTGGATTCGTGGAGGGTACGAGATAGATTTTATTCACCGTGTCAGCAGATGCCGTCGGCAACTCTGCCACACTCACGTAGGTGAACTGCTTCACCGCGTCGATGAGCTGCTGCACCTCGCTCTTGGTGTAGGTGTCGCTCTTCAGATAGTAGTTTACCAAGTCGTTCACCGACTTCGTGATGAAGTTGGCGATGAGCGCATCCACTTCCGCCTTCGTGTAATAGTTGGCAATGGCGGTGGCGATAGCAGCGTTCATCTGCTCGGTGGTGCTGTAAGATGTGAGTGCCGCATTCAGGTCTGCGCTGATGGCCGCATTCATCTGCTCGGTGGTGCTGTACGACTGGAGAGCCGCACCGATGGTTGCATCTATCTCTTCCGCGGTCATTGTCTCGCTCTTGGTGTAATAGTTTGCCAGGGCCGTAGCGATGGCATTGGCGATAGCCGCATTCATCTGCTCGGTGGTAGAGTAGCCGCTGAGGTCAACGGTAGTCGAGCCGATCTGCTCCCAGCTGTAGGTGGTCGTGCCCTGGTCGGTCACGGCGATAGTGATATACTCATCTTTGACGTTCTTGGTCTCGGGATTGGTAGAGGGCACGAGGTATATCTTGTTCATCGTGTCAGCCGATGCCGTCGGCAACTCTGCCACGCTCTGATAGGTGAACTGCTGCACGGCTGCAATGAGCTGGTTTACTTCGGCCTTCGTGAATGTCTCGCTCTTCAGATAATAGTTTACGAGGTTGTTCACCGATGCGGTGATGAAGTTTGCGATGAGCGCGTCCACCTGCGACTTGGTGTAATAGTTGGCAATTGCGGTGGCGATGGCAGCAGCAATGGCCGCATCGGTCTGCGTGCTGGTGTAGTATGCAGCGAGGGCCGCGTTGATGGCTGCTGTGATCTCAGCGTTGGTCTGGGCCTTGGTGTAGTAGTTGCTCAGGTCGATGGCGGTCTCACCTATCTGCTCGAAGTAGTAGATGATGCCTGCGCCCTCATCGCGGGTGAGTGTGATATACTCATCCTTGATGTTGCCGCTCACGGCATGGGCCGATGGCACCAGGTAGATGATGCCCATCGTGTCGGCTGAAGGTGTCGGCAGCTCGTCAACCACCTGATAGCGGAACTGCTTGATGGCTGCGAGCATCGCATCGATCTGCGTGGCCGAATAGGTCTCGCTCTTCAGATAATAGTTGATGAGCGAAGCCTGTACCTGCTGTATCAACTGCTGGAGAGCCAAGTCAGCCTGTCCGCGCGTCTCAGCCTCGGCGTTTATGTTTTGTTGGAGCTGTAGGTCGGCATTGCCGCGTGTTTCGGCTTCATTGTTGATATTACTCTGCAACTGGCCTTCGGCCTCGGTTGCGCGTTGTGTCTCCTGATTCAGTGATGACTGCGGAGTGGCGGTGGCGAGGATTTCCTCTACCTGCTCACCGGTGAAGGGTAGTCTGTAATCTGCCATAATCTTATTCTTTTTTTTGATTGTTATTCAGTCTGTTCGTAAGAGCCTCCGTCAGCTCGTCAGCCGCATCACGCAATACGTAGATATACTCGTCGTGAATGGTGATGAAAGGGCGGTAGATGGGGTATGGGTCGCCGTGCTCTGGTGTTACGGTCTCCGTGGCGCACAGGCGCAGGTACTTGGCTGCAATGTCGGGCTCGTCGGTCATCTCGTAGCGCACGTCGTGGCCCTGTCCGCTGCACGATGGGCATGTGAAGAACCGTGGGCATGGATCGGTAGCCACGAACATGATCACCTGCTCGTCCACCTCCCTGCGGCGGTTGTCGGGGTCTATGTCGGTGTCAATGGCCAGCCATGTGAGGCGTGCCGTCACCTTTCCCACCATCTTCTGGGTGTCAACTCTCATCACATATTCCCCCTCGGTGCCGTATAGCATATCACTCTTCTTGATGGTCTTTTTCTGCCGCAGCATTCCCCACATCAGCTCCACCTGAAAGTCGCATACCTCCAAGTCGAGGTTTGGGTTTTGCGATGTGATGATGAATTTCTTCACATCGCCCTGATTTACGATATTAATGTCTGCCATATCATTATTATGCGTTTAATGATTCCAAATATTCCTTCACGTCCTTCTCCAGCTGCTCCGTCTGTAGTTTCATGTCAGCCACGATGAGGGGTGCCGGGTCGTTGAACTGCATCCACCAGTTCCTGTACGTGGCTATCCGTCCGTACAGGTCGGCCAGCGTCGCGTCCTTTCGGATGTCTACGGTGGCGCACTTGTAGTCCAATATCTGCCGCTGCTGGTCCAGACGGGCTATGCATCGGTTCCGCTGGTCGTTGCCCAGCGTACCGCACAGCCTCATGTATGGCTTGATCAATAGCGGCAGTCCTGGCACCGCCTTGCTGTCCAACTGCGAGTCTATCGATCGGTTCTCATACAGATAGCAGGCTATGAGCAGCGTGCCGTTCACGATGGCTGCGGGCACGGGCATGTCCGTCTCCTCGTCGCCCGTCACGCGTCCGAATGTCTCCACGATGTCCTCGTAGCTCCTCGCCAGGAGGTTCTGCATCGCCTCCTCAGCCGCTTCGCCGTAGAGCTGCAACTGCGCATCATCGCAGTCGAAGTCTATGCGCGAATGCTGCTTGATGTAGTCGATTGTTAAGTATTTCATATCTTCTATTCAGTTTTTACTTCTACCTTTCGCACAAAAACCCCGTTTTGGTTTACCGAGCGCACAAAAAAAGGGAGGCCGCTGCCTCCCTAAAATCAGTACTAACTACTAATCTTAAACATAAAAACCATAAACTTAAAAATGAATAACTACGTATCTTATATCAACTGCATAGATTGTCGCCCTGTGTGGTCATGTCAGCGGCCCGTCGCCTATGAAGGCGAAGCTGCCGTTGGCCAGCGATCCGCGCGTGGCCGTCACCTTGGCCGTGCGAATCAAGGCATAGCCCTCCAGCCCCGAGCCCGATGAGAACGTGCGCCCGCCGATGCGGATTTTCACGCGGGTGTTCACCGTCAGCACCTTCCTGATGTCGGCCACCGCCGTCACCAGCCAACTCGTCTGTAGGCTCCAGCTCTTGCGGCCCGCTATGTGGTGCTTCCACTCCGCATCCGTGGCCGAGCTGATTTCTATCGTCTCGCCGTCCACCTGTATCTCGTCGCTCTTCGTTCCCGCCACCGCCGTCCAATGGCTTCCGTTGTCCGTCGATGTATAGACTATGATGTTGTTACCATTCTCTGCCATAATCTTATTCTTTTTTTACCTTTTTACTTTTTTACCTTTTCTATCTCATCCCCACGTCAACAGCTCGCCCTGGCCCGTGCGCTTCAGGTAGCGGTTGTGGACTATGTGGATGTTCTCGCCCGATATGATGCCGTCCAGCCTCAGGTTCTGCGCCCCTCCACTTAGTTGACTCGCCAGATTGCCCTGGGCCGCTTTCGTAAGCACTAATTCGCCTGCATTTAAACCGTAGAGTCCATCGCCTCCGAACATCATGTTATCGCCTGAGTACGAATTGCCCTCTACTATACCACCCTGCGCATAGCCAGTCAGCGAATGGATTGTGGCGATGGTCGTGGCCATGGCCGAGGCACCAGCGGCCAACCAAGCCAACCAACCCCATCCTGTGCCGGCTGTGTTAGCGTTGGCCGAAGCCGTAGCGAATCCTAATGCGATGCTTGCAATAGCTTGTACCACCGTTCCTGCTGCCTTAGTTGCAGGATCATCGATACCAGACAACGCTGAGCCAAAGGCAGAAGCGGCCTGTGCTGCCATTTGAAATGCTGCCTGTTGCTGCTGCAAAGCCTTGTTCATATCTTCTATCTCCTTTGCCACCTTCTTGTCGCCTATCTTGGCCAGTGCTCCGCCAAGGTCAGCATCCTTAATGTCGAGGATGTTCTTCTTGATTTCAGGAAGCATCAATTCATAAGGACTCAATGCTGCCTTTACTTCCTTTAGATCGACTGAACCTGTAAGCGACTTTCCGAGAGCCTTGTTGAAATCGTCAATAGACGGAATATTTGTTTTGCTGCTGCGTCCTCCTTTTGTTTTCTTAGTCTTTCTTGTTGTTCCCGTTGCAAAAATCTCAGGCAGTTCGGTTTGCCCTGTTGCACCGTTGTAGATGGCTCCACTATATCCTGGCATCCACGTGCCACTTTCCCAATCAAAGCCAACGGCACCCCTCTGTGCCGGACGCTTGATATAGTTTCCATTGGCATCGACATTGCTGCCGACTTGCGTCATTATGTTTGGGAGAACCTTTGCCTCAAAGAAATCCTCTGATGACATCTGGAACTCTTTGAGTTTATTCAGCATGTTGGCAATAGGAGTCAAAACAAAGTTCAAGAACTCCATACCGCCCGTTTTTAATGTGCTCCAAGTCTCCGCCCATTGTTCAGCTACAGGCATGGCTGTGCGCCCCATCTCCTCCATCTTATCAGTAGCCTTGGCTGCTGCCCGTGCTGCTCTATCGGCTGCGGTTTCCACATAATCGCCAGCCTTCGCCATTTCCTCTCTGATGATTTCGGCCACGGCTTGCGTCATGTCCTTACCTTCTCCCATTCGCTTGGTCAGTTCTGCTGCACTGATGCCGAGGTTATCGAGGATTTGCTTGGACTGACGGCCCAAACCGTTCACGATAGAAGTCACCAGATAATCGATGCTTTCGCCCGTGTCCTTTGCCTTCTGCTGAGCAAATGCGAGATAGGTAGCAAGGTCTTCGAGTGGCAATTTGAAGTTCTCGAACTTGATGGCCTGCTTCATCAACTCCAACTCGCTCACGGTGCCATGAGTGGCCTCCTTCAGATTATCTATGAGTCCAGGTTTTCCAAGTCGTTCAAATGCTATTCGTATGCCCTCACCCTGTTTGGCAAGGTTAATGCTTTGAGCTATTGCTCCCGTCAATTCATCTGTGAGCATCGACACGCCCTTTGAAAGCAGATTACCACCTGCCACCTGAAGCATTCCTGTGAGGCCGCCCTCGCCAAACAATCCGCCACCCTTGCCCGAATCGCTAAGACTGTAAAGCTCCTGCTTGGTCTCCTTGATCCTATCTTGAAGAGTTTCGAGGCTCTGGGCCATTGCCTTGGCAAAGTCGGTCTGTCGCTGCTGTTCGGTCAGTCGGTTGTAAGCCTTGGCCACGTCATTATAGGCTCCAACCATGTCCTTCAACCTGTCTTTTACATTGTTGGCTCCACTTTCTACTTTTCCGAATGCCTGAGCAGCAGCCACTGACTCCTTCGTGAATTTGTCGAAGTCCTTGCCGGCTATTTCTGCCTGCTTGCTCACATTCTGCAACCCCTTGGCCGCATCGCGCAGCTTCGAGTCATACTGTGTGGTCTCCAGCTTAAACCTGGTAATTACGTCTGCCATATCTTCTTAGTATAAAATTCCACTTACTATGTCGTCAATCATCTTGTCGAGGTTGGCCGCTGCGCTCCTTAGTTCCTGAGTGGATCGCGGGCCGAACCAGTTGCGGGCACTGATGCTGCCACGGAATCCGCGACCGTTGCGGTCGGCTATGAACTTATTGTATTGCGCCTCGGTCTTTCCGTTGCGCCCGCCGATGTATCGTTCGCGTGTGCCGTTATTGAGCCATTGCAGCACCATCCAGCGGTCGCCTCCTGTGTAGCTCATCATCGTCTCAGTCCTGCCGCCTTTTGGTCGTTTTATTCTGTTGCCGCCTCTCTGCGACGGATGGCGTGGCGGTTCATACAGCCGCAGTGTGCCGGCACGCCTCGGACTCAGGATGCTCACATTACCACCGAAGATTTTGCGATATACGGCCATCTTGACGGCCTTGTAAGCCTTCCTCGGGTCGCTCTTCATCTGGAGTCCGCTCTGGGCATTGTCCTGAAGCTTCTTGCGCACATCCTTCATCATCTGACGAATCACCTCGTTGATGCGCCTCCGCATTTCTGGGTTCTTCGTCGAAGCCTCGCCGAATTTCTTGATGCGTTCTTCGAGTCCTGTGATTTCTATTGCGCCGCTTTTTAGCATATCTTATTTCTTTAATTCCATTATACAAAAATGCGCGATTAGTGCAACTATACACTAACCGCGCATTTTGTGGTCTTGGGTTTACTTTATCCCTCCAGTTCGGGATGGGTGTCGTCGCCTTCGCCGTTGCCGGGGGTCTCTGGCTCCTGCTCTGATTCCTCCTTGCCTTCGTCCTTGGCGGTAGCCCAGCCGAGCTGTGCGCCTGCGATGGCTTCGCTCACTTCTTGCGACGGGCGATAGTTGCAGTGGGGTGTTAGGTCGGTCAGCGCGAGGTCTTCCTCTTTCTCCACCCACTTGCCCGATACGCTGGGATAGAGTTTGCCGAGAGGCCCGAGGTCGATGATCTTGCCGTTCTTCAACTGTCGGGCAGCGGCTTTGAGCATCAGTCCGGCGCAGGCCACGATTTCCTCTTGGGCGTAGGTGGTGTTCATGCCTGCAATCTCGCAGATGTCGTCGAATGTCTCGGTGCCGTTAGTTAATACTCTGGCCACAAATCCTGCGGCCTTGGTGTGAGGATTCTTAAAGGCGATCTTCTTAACCTTCAATGTTAATTTGCTCATTGCTAAAATTTAATGTTTAAAATTCAATGCGTTGACTTTTGGAATTCAATGCGTTGAATTGTGCAACTCAATGCGTTGAACCGTTTTTGTCACCATATAGGGCTATCTATGCGTCGTGGGTTTACCACAAAAAAAAGGAGCACCGCCGTGCTCCCAAAATCAATTTCAAAATCCAAAACAATTCAGTTTCGCATCATTATAATTATCATATTATGAACAACAGTTGCGCTGTCACAGCGCAGAATTACTCGTTAAATCGTGCGGCCTCCCAGATTCTGCGGCTTACGAGTCCACCGAGCTTGCGGCCACCGGCATTCACCCAGCGCAGGAACTGCTCCTGAATCTCCCATGTGGCTTTGCCGCATTCTATGTAAACTTTCAGCGTGGACTTCTCGAAGTTCGCCGGTCCGCAGTTGTAGATAAAGTCGAGCACGGCATCGAACTTGCCCTGGCTCCCGCCTATGCGTTTCACTTTGTTGGCGATGGGCTCAAACTTGGCCAAGTCCTCCTTCAGGAACTGCTCGGCTTGGTAGGCGGTTATCTTGTCGCCCTTCTTTACTCCGTTGGTGTGGCCGTAGCCGATGGTCCACACGCCGGCGGTGTCCTGATAGGCCGTGAGCACGCAGCCCTCGAACTTCTTTATCGCATCAATCAATCTCTGGCTTGCTTTCATATCAATTTTCGTTAGATGGTTCTATTTCATGTTTCTCTGGGCATTCAGGAGCCTCTATTGCCGATGGAACTACGCGCACTCGCTTTTTGCACTTCATGTCGTAACAGATAAAAGGGCGCATGTTCTCCACCATCCGGCCATTGCGGGCCACCTCGCGCTGAAGGTTGCGCACGGTCTCGTCAGTCTTATCCAGACGGTCGCGCAGCTCGTTGCGATCCCGTTTGTAGTGGTCGCGCTCCTCGCGCAGCTCGTTTATCACTTTCTTTCTGTCCTCCAGGTCGGCCTCCTTGTCCTGAAGCATCTGCTGATAGGTGTCCTGCACGGCCTTAGCCATGTTCACCTCTTCTGTCTGAGCCTCGGCCTTGGCCTTCTTGCGCTGCCATCGCCACGTAAAGATACCGCCCAAGGCACCACCACCGAACAATAGTCCGAGAATCCCGATGATTGAATCTAATGTAATTTCCATAATGCTATGATGTTTTTTGTTTTAATTACGTTGTTGTCGGTATAACTGTGGTGCGCAGGGCATGTTCTACCACTGAGCCGGCCACATTCATCACCACCTTCCAGCCCTGCTTCGTCAGGTCGAGCGTCAGGTCGCACGAACCCACGGTGATGATCTCCGACGAGCCGATGGTGAAGTTATACGTCTGATTGAATGCACACATGCTCGATGATGGAGTCCATGTGCCGTCCCATGTAGAGTTGACGACGAGCACTTGCATAACGCCAGAACCGCCCAGATAGTACGAGTCGCGGCTGTCGAGCGTGAAGTCTGAGGCATACATGCCGAGCGTGGCTCCAGCACCTGAGCGCACGGTGCTGTTGGTGATGTCTGGGTAGCCATATCGCTGCGATGTGGCCGCTTGCGTACAATCGAAGTAGTCGAAGTCCACATACGGCACGGGTATCACCTTCTGATTGCCCACCGTTGGCAGGGCTGAAAAGCCTGGCCCTGACTGCGGCAATTGGCAGGTAAAGTACACGGGTATCATGTAGTATCGGTGCTCGCTCGAGAAGATGGTGTGCACCTCCGTGTCGCCTCGTCCGTCGATGCCGTCGGTATATGATGCACTCTTAATGCCCTTGCCCCTCCATGCGTTGCCAGTACACCAGGCGATGGGCACGTAGGTGTTGCCGCTCTTCTTGAAGATGGCTATACCTGGATAAAGGGTGTAACCTGTGATGTCGGTCGGCACCAGATAGTCGCGGGTGCTGATGGGTATAGAGAAGTCAACCGACATATACGATGCGCTCACCTCCCACTCCGACAATTCGGCAGCAGTCACGTCGGGCGTGCATGAGAACTGACGGATGGGGTTGGGGGCATTGTGGTTATACTTCAGGAAGTCCAGCTGTCGGTATGGCGACGTATTGCCGCCACCTGGGTGCAGGTATCTCCATCCGTTGCGGTCGCCATCGAGATACTGAAGCAGCGAGGTGAGGGCCGTCTCCATGCCCGTCTGCCCCAGACTGATGCCAACGCTCTGGAACGTAAGGCCATAGTTGCCGTCGTTACCCTTCCACCACGGGTTGTTGCTCAGTTGTGCGTCCGTCTGCCAAGATGTGCCACTCAGTTGTGGTGTGGTATCAACAAGACTCTTTGGCACAGGCTTCCACTTGGCCCACATCTTGATGTTATTGCTTTTGCAGAGCGTAGCCAAGTCGCCACCACCACTTGTGCCGATGGCGTTCTGAATGTCGCTGATGCTGACAGGGGCCGATATGATTCCGTTGCTTACTCCCATACGTTAGTCCTCCTCATCTTCGGTTAGGGCGAACATGGCTTCAATCTTGGCCAGTCGCTTTTCGAGTTTGTCAATCTTCTGCTGCTGATTTACCACGGTGCGGGCAAGGCTCACCGCCGAGGCATAGGCGATAACGGAATAATCCATCATCAAGTGGCCGTCTTCATTTTCAGCCACACCTTCGGGCAGCAGATCCTGCCACTCCTGGGCTATACCTCCCACATGGGTCAGGTGGTCGTGCCCGTCCTTCCATCGGTATTTAATGATGCTCGCCATTGCGATGGCTTCTGGCTTCAGATGGAAGCGGCCTACTACGTGCTTCAGTCGAATATCCGACAGTGCCACCACGTAGCCGTTGCTCATCACGTTGGCGAAGGTGGCCGAGCCGTTGCTGTACACCTTCCAATAGCCGTCGCCCTGGCGCGAGCACATATCCGAAATCTTCACCCAGTCGGCATCGTTGGCGTTTCCTATGTAGAGCGTTCCGCCGTTGCCGTGTATTCTGCTGCCGGCGTTGCACTGAATATCTCCCACGCTGGTCATGTTGCCCGTCACGGTGGAGTTCTTGCGTAGGCTCTGCCCCCATACGGTGGCGTTGATGTCGGTGATGAAGCCCTGCTGCTGCACCCACGTCTGCGTGGCATATCCGTTCAGGGCCGACGAGGTGATGTACCCTTGTTGCTGCACCCATGCTTTCGTGGCGTAGGCCGAGAGGTCGGGCGTGAGGGAGCCGTTAACCCAATGCCCGTTTCCATCATATATCAATGCCTGGCCCTGCTTGGGCGAGGTGATGGTTACATCCACAAGGTCGGTGAGCGCACTTGCACCACCGCCACCTCCGCCCGTGCCTTGGCCGAGGGCCGAGATAAACTGCTCCGTCCAGAATCCGAACTTGGCCTTGATGTTGGTGATGGTGCTCTCCATATCGTTGGGCAGCACCTGCGTGGGCGTTGGCGTGGCCGAGTCGTAAGTCTCAAAGAGGCGGTTGAAGAATTCGATGCTCACGTAGTTCTGGTTCACCCATGCCTTGGTGACTCCGCCCATCACGTCGCCACCGCCACCGATGGAGACGCTGCCAAGGCCGACACCGCCCACCATTCTCTGTATAGCTTCTCTCGATAGTTTCATAGCTCAATCATTTTCAATTGCACAACGTCGTCGCGCCAGTCGTGGCTGATGCTCACGGGCTGGCAGCTGGTACTCTCGAACGATACCTTATTGATGGGCGTGATCTGCGAGATGGCATTCTGGCGCACCTCGAGCATGAACTGCCGCTTCGAGGTGGCTCCGTAGGCTGCCACGCGGTTGGCCAGGTGCTGCTCGGGTATCTCCTGCACACCACCATAGGGCGCAGTCTTCAGGTACTCGCCGTTGCCTTTGAGCATCAAGCCGTAGCCGTACTCCATATCGTTATCGCTTGCAAAGATGCAGTCGGCATTCCACTTGTCCTGGTTGGCGTTCTGATTCTCGGCGGTGTATTCCTTGGTGGAGTTGCGGTCTTTGGTCACCTTGTAGCTGCCGTGACTTGTCACTGTGATCTTCTCGCGGCTATACTCCACCTTCATATTTGCCAACTGGAACACGCCATCGGTAGTGATGCGGATGTGGTCTTTATGCGGTGTGCCGTATATATCAATATATAGGTAGCCGTAGAGATCATCATCCACAGGAATCTTTTCGCCAGGAATTGGCATTAATGTGTATGCACCAGCCGTCCAATATTCAAGTCTTCCAACTAATAATGTCGGTGCGTTATTGGTAGACATGCACACCATCTTTTTGGTGGAAGTCCATTCGGTGGCATAGGTGCTTGGATTGATATGGAGCCATTTGGCCGTTGCCTTGCTCTGACCGATACCGATAGCTGCAAGGATGGTTCGTTGCATACCATCGGCAGCTTTCGATAGTGTTTCGTCGTATGCCGTTCCGCTTATCTTGATGGCTCCTGAAGAGAAGGCCGTCTGATATACGGTTGCGAGCGTAATGAATGGTGTGCCTGGTGTCCAATCTTCAAAATGGTTTGAACCGTGGAAGTTTACATCGGCCCATGTCTTGAAGAGCATCGCGTCGATAATGTTGGCCTCGCCATCTGAATCCTCACCAAATAACTGACGGCGGGCATAGGCTCCATTGCCTGACGATCCGCCAACGAGCGAGTTGCTGGTGAAGCTATTGATTTCCTGTGTAGTGAAATAGCCGTTATCGCCATCATTCACCCATGTGTAGCCGTTGGCCTCCATCGTATCCACAACCGACTGAGGCGCGAACTCAAAGATGGTAGTCTCTTTGTTGGCATCGGCCTTCACAGTGGCCTTCGAGTAGCCGCGCACCTGGATGTCGTCGTTCTGCGTGCTGGCGAAGATGTCGCCCGAGAGGGTGACGGATGGGATCGAGGATGTCACCGTGCCCGCAGCCGTTCCGCCTGCCATCGTCTCCAGCTGCGCCATCGTCAGGGTGAGGTAGGATTGCTCGGCGGTGTCGTCGGCACAGGTCAGGTAGATGTTCTGTCGCCATGTGCGGCACGTCCACCCCCAAAATCGGCAGATGTCCTCGAGGATTTCGTAGAACTTATACTTGGAGGTATAGGTCTGCTTTCCCGTGTTCATAAAGTTGCGCCAGTCCACCATTGCGAGCATCCACTGCTGCGCGTCGGCTCCGCCTTGCACGATGATATTGTTCACGGTGATGCCGCTGCTGGTGATGAACAGCCGCAAGAGATAGGCGAAGTTGCGGAGAGCCGTCTCATTCGTGGGGATGTCATACTTCGACAGGCTGCTCAGTACGCACTGCACGGGGAACTCCCTCTCCTGGGGATTGCCGTAGAGAGCACCGCTGAAGGTCTGCGCCTGGAGGAAGCCCTGCCAGTCCACGATGGTCTGCCCGCCCTCGCTGTGGCTCAGCGTCACGGGGCGCGAGGTGCCGGTCTGCGGTATCATGTCCTTCCAATCGAAAGTTGTGGTACCATCCAGCGCATAGCCGTCGTCCACAATGCGCAGATAGCCAGTCTGCGTGCGGATGGGGCAGAACGGATCGTCATCGTCGCTCTCCTGCGTGGTGAACGGCTGCGCACCGCCCTTCAAGGGCACAGCAGCACCTGCTCCTCCGCCCACGTTCACGGTGTAGACGGTCTTCGCCCTGAGGCTCATAAAAGATATAGAGTAATTTTTCGCCATTTATTTGCTTCTTTACCTATCGCAAATAAATGCGCTTCGGGTTTACCATAGTATTATATTTAATTAGGCACGGATTACACGGATTAACACGGATTTAATATATTTTCCGTGTCTCTCGTAAGAGAGCCGTGTTAATCCGTGCCTAAACACAAAAAAAAGAGGGCCAGCGTCAGCCAGCCCTCCCGTCTACAATAACTAAAATTGTTATGATTGTCAAAAAAATCATTTGCCCACCTCCTCGCGGACTGTGGCATACTGCTTCACAGCAGGTCGTCGTTTTCAGGTTCTAACATACAAAAGTATAACTAAATGAAAAATAGACTATAATCTCAGCATTCTGCGGCCAACGAAGATGATGACCACGGCCGCTATCAGCAGCAACACCAGGTTGGCCAGATACTGCTTGGCCTGTTGAATCCACGAGAGCGTGGCGGGCACCTTCTTCTCCACTGGGTAGGGCTGCGGAATGGTGTCGTGCGTGGCAATGTAGGTGGTGTCGTGTATCTGTTTCTCCACATACTTGGTGTGCCATCGGTCTATGATCAGCGTGTCGCCCTTCGTTTGCACCATCACGGAATCGTGCAGCCAGATGGAGTCGCGCTGGTGCTTCGTTAGGAAGATCGTGTCGGTCTGGTGCTCTATCACCGGCACCAACTTCGTGGTGGTGCAACCCGAGCAGAGCGCACCGATGATGATGCACACGCCGATCGCAATCACGCTCCAAATCCATGTCTTGTATTGTTCAATCATTCTCTTTTTCTTCTTCATCATTTTTACGTTTTGGGGTTACTCGGCGGTATCTTTTAGGTGGTGCTGGTGCCGGTATCTGCGATGGTGGCAGTCGTTTTGCCAAGTCAGTCACTTCAGGATCGTGGCTGTGGTAGTGCAAATAAGTGAAGTACCACCCAGCAACCAATCCAATTACGATGCTGAGGATCATCACCATCGTAATGTCCTCAGCCAATGCCATAATCAAATCTTCTCTCATAGTTCCTTTTATTTAATTCGTGATAAAACAAAGGGAGCAACCGATGCGCTCAGTTGCTCCCTTCTTGGGTTAATAATGTTCTTGATGTCTTACGGTGTCATCCGTTTCAATGGTGCCAGGTCTTGCAATCCTGTGTCGATGATGTCAACCGTCATGCCGAGGGCTTCGGCTATCTGCTGAATGGTGACGTAGGCAACACTCACCAGTTCGCCCTTCTCTATTCGCCCGATGTGCTGACGGGTCAATCCGGCACGGTCGGCCAGTTCCTGCTGGCTGATGCCCTCCAGTTTGCGCAGGGCGGCGATACGCTGACCCATGCGCTGTGCTTGTTGTTCCTTGTTCATAGTTATATTACTTATTGCGGCGACGCTCCATCTGTTTCTCCATTCTCTCGATGTCGGCATGGTTGCCAGTAGGCTGATACTCATCTATGTAGATAAGATTCAGCTTTTCCATGTTGCCCTCGTGCCAAAGTCCATCGTACAACGTTACCTCCTGTCCCTTGCGGTTGGTGTAGATAGGGGCTGTCTGATACTCAGCGGCAAGATTTTCCCAAACATTCTCAGGGACGTTGAAGTATGCGTCTGCCAGCAGATGATTGAACAGCAGGTCGAAGAGTTTTTCCTGGTCAATATCGAATCCATAAACGCTCACCAATGCGGCAATCTCTTCCGTGATAGCCTTCAGGTTACACTCTCTGTCTTCCTTGTCGGAGTGGATGCTTGGGATGAATACCGTTGGGCCAGCCATTGTCTTGCAATATTCAGCAGACTGTAACATCATCTTTGCGGCCTTCTTTACTTGATCTTTTGTAAGTTTCATAGTTCCTTATGCTTTTAGGGGTTTGACTTATTATTTATAATTGTTCAACCTTTGCACCTTCAACCCATGCACTATCAAAGCGGTTGTCTTGATCAATCATTTCTTCAGTCGGTACACCGCTGAATGTCTCAGTATTCGGGTCGATGAAGTGAGGCACCACGTTCCAACGGGTAGTGATTTCGTCAAACATCGTCTGGGCACTCATGTTCTGCTTGCAGAAGTAGAAATCCAAAAAGTTCTGGATAGCGTTTGCTGTCTCTTCGTTGATGTCTTCATTGAAGGTTACCTTGTAGCCATTTTCAAGATCAATCTGTTTCATAATCTCTCTGCCCTTCCGGGTCTTGGGTTTTAATTTGTTATTTGTTTCTTTTTCTGATGCAAAGATAAGACAATAAATCGAAATGCACAAGTTTTTGCGCATTTATTTCGCGTCAAAGCATAATCTTTTGCGCTTTTTCGTGTCTTTTTGCATAAGATAACCCCAAATCGTAAAGTCAGAGATTACAAAACAACCCCTTTTTGCATAATTACTTATTCATTGTTTCTTTGACTTTACTCTACTTTCCTTACTTTAATGAAGGCTGGCAGATCGGTTGAGAGGTCTTGACCAGGCATCAGCACCAGTTCGCCCGTATTGAAGTCGAAGAAGGCTGGGCACATGCTGCTGTAATGCCTGAGCACTCCGACACGCAAATATGGGTACATGGTCTGCTCGCCTGCGATGATGGCTCCGTAGCGTTCCGATGCCACCTTTAATGCACGATTGCGGCTATCACTCTCCACAAATATGCTTATCATATCCATCTTGCCCATGCCGTTCCACTGGTGTACGTGTATCAGGTCGGCATACTTGCCCTCGCGGATGTCTACCTTATACACCTTCTTCTTTTCAAGACTGAAGCATATCTGGTACACTTGCTTGGTGCGCTCAATAGGCTCGTCGAGGTCGAACACCTCCAGCGTATAACTGTCGTCCTTTGTGTCGAGATATTCCAACGCCTTCTTGCGTGTGGAGAAAACGCGGTCGATGTGGTAGTCTGAATATTCGCCCGTTGTCACGACAAATACTTTGTTCTCGTCTTTGTTCATACGTCACTCCTCCTTATCCATTACTTCGTTCTCACACATCCTGCCACCGATACGCTCGGATGGTGGCAGGCAATACTCACAAGCCAAACAGTCGCACACCGTCGGCTGGATTCCTTTCTTCTTGCAATAGCTCATAGTTCCTTTTATTTTCTTTCATTTACCCCTCTTTCGGCTTTTTACATCCGCTTGTCTTCATGTCAACCTTCCAATATCGGATGAACATGCTGTTTACACGCTCAAGATGGATGGTGTCGATATAAAGTCCGAACATGTCCTCAGCTTGCTCAGAGAATTTCTGTATCTTCTCCGTATAGTCGGCCATTGACTTCATTGGTGTGAAGTCAGCAGCCTGTTTCTTGAGTTCTTCAATCATGTCGATGTACTTTCGGGAACTGCGTTGCAAGCTGCTTATGAGTTCTTGCTGTTCCTTAATCTGCTTATCGGCACTCTCGATGCTTTCTTTCAGTTTGCCAACATCACCAATATCTTTGTTGTCTTTACACAACGACTTATACTCGTCGATAACCTTCTGCTTTTGGCGGTTCATAATCATAAATGCAACCGCACAGGCTGACATCAGCAGCCATAAATAAAAATATAAATCCATAGTTCCTTATTCTTTGTCTTCAGTTTGTTCGCATGGTTTCATAGTTCCTTTTGTTTCATTTGTTCATACTCCGCTTGCGTCATCATCTGTTCGCTGGCACCGCAGCGCACGACAATCATTGCGTCTTCCTCTGCCTCGTACCATTCGCCGTCCTCTGCACGGTATCGGCTACCCTTCGGCACGTTCAGCACTTGGTTGAAATGATGAATCCAAATCTCGTCGTTTTCGAGGAAACTGCGAAAGCCCTCCCGCAGCCCTCGCCTCAGTTCCTCGCAAGCCTCCGACATGTCCGACGGCTCCGCATGGTGCTGCTCCATCAGCTTTGCGGCTGCGGTTGCGAAACATCGTGCGATATGGTCCACCATCATTTCAATCCGTTGCGGTTCGCGTCGCATCAGGTTGGCATACTCGCCAGATATGTGGTGATTGTATCCGCACCGCTTGTAACTTATCTCAAACGGCATCCATGACACCGATACGCCTATATGGTTGGCTTTCGGTCGTCCCTTCTCGTCGTATATCGTCTGCCATCCTATGCTGGCGCATAATAGTATTGCTTTGTCCATAATTCCTTTCAATTTCTTTCAATTTCTTCAAACATTGGAAAGAATGGGAAATCTTGGGGGATTTTCCCATTCTTTATTCACTCACTCTCCCCTCCGCAAGGTCGAAACCGTAAAGCGCGTCGAGCAGGGCGTGAACGAGGTCTATCTTGTGCGTCGGCTGGGGGCCTCCCTTCACGATGCGTCTGAGGTCGCTGCTGCTCACCTCCGCGGCGCAATTCCCGAAGCACCAGGGCCACAGGGGCGACATGGAGAACTCTATCCACGGCTCTTTGTCGAGTATCATGCTCTCCAGTTCCGCGATGCGGGGGTTCTGCGTCAGGGCGGTCTGACTGACGGGCACCACCATCTGCTGTATCACATTGGCGATGTCCGCTGCCGTTGCCTGCGGGTTCTTCTTCTGTAGGATGGTTTGGAGCCACGCCTTCAACTGGTTAATCGGCTGGATGCTCTGGGCGGGGTCGTAGCCGAAGAAGCGGATGTCGATGTCCTGGCGGTCGTCGATGGCGGCGAGTTGGTTGATGCTCAGCATAGAATCAAAGACCTCGCCGGGACAAACGTAGAGCCAGCCCTGCTCCACCCACTGCTCGTAGAGCGGACGGTTGGGGCTCTTCTTCATGGTCTCTTCCAGCACCCACGCTACGGCATCGGCAAAGAAGCGGCCCCGCATGGTGTATGATGGTGTGTAGTTCACGCCCAGCGTCACCAATGCGTAGAGGTCATCTCCATGACTGAAATCGGCTCCACAAAATACCCGCCAGCCGTCCTGATAGTGGCAGTCGGTGATGCGCTTCGCCACCTGTAGCGGACGTATCTTGTCGCCCGTGATCCACTTCGTTACCTTGCCGCTGCTGTACACATTGAACAGCTTGGCGATGACCTCGCCCGTGTCGCCGTCGCGCTGGGCCTTGGCTATCTGGTCGTCGTAGAACTGGTGCTGCACGATTTTGCCGAGCATCGGGTTCACCTTGTGGCGCACGGTCTTGTTCGTCAGCAGGTATTGCTCCTCCTTCTGCCATGCGTCGGGCTCCAGCAGCAGCGTCATCGTGCGGTCGTCGGTCAGCACGGGCTGCACCTCGCCCTTGGCAATGCTCTGCTCGCGCTCCAGCATACCGTGAAGGCCGTCGAGTATCTGGATGAACGGCCCCTCGGTGATGCGTCCTGCCGAGGTCATCGTCACGCTCAGCGGTTCGCGGCGCGGACCCATCGACGACTCAATCACGTCCACCAACATCTTCATGTCGCTCTTGCCGTTGGCGTAGGGTGCCGCACCGAACTCGTCCTTCAGACAGAGCTGGGCAAACCAACCATCCTTGAACTTGCCACCGGCGGTCATGGGTCGGATGCTGGCGGTCGAAATCTCGCTGTACTTGTCGCGCCACGCTGCCAGGCTCTCCGTCAGTCGGAATCGCTTCTCGGTGTCGAGACCACTCAGCAGGTATTTGATGCGACGGAAGATAATTTTCGCCTGATCCTCGGAGTTGGCACAGCAGAAGCCCTCCATATTGTAATCTTCGAAGAGCATGAACTCCATGCCGATGAAGCCACCGAATCCCGTCTTGTCAATCTTACGCGAGCCGGTCAGCGTGAAGTCGGTACACAGTCGGCGATAGTCCCAGATGGTACCGTCCTTCTCGCGCTCCGTGCGCAGCAGTTGTGGCTTCGAACCGGCGGGCACCTGTGTATCAATCCAAGCATAGAAGCCGTAGATGCTGGCAAGACAAAAGACCTGAAACGGTGCCCAGCGATACACCTGACCACCGGCGATGCCGGGGCATTTCAGTCCGCCGCTGATGTGCCGCCACACGTTGCCGTCCTGCCGCCACTCGCCCTCTCGAAGTCTGATCACGGTCTGCACCTTCTTCGTGTTGAAGTTATAGGTATCGAGACACCTGAGGAACTTCGCCGCGCCCAGCAGCTCATACAGGCCGTGCCAATCGTAGGGGTCATCCTCGCGTGCCGACGAGTGCTCCAGCAGGTCTTCGAAGTAGAGCCGCAGTCGCAGGTCGATGCCCTCGCAGACGTTCTCCTTGCCCCTGTATCTACTCTCCAGCAGGTCAATCGCCTGCTGCTTCTGTTGTTGTTGTTCTGTCATAGTTCTATTACTTAAACTGCCTTGCCTGGAGCTTGCGCTTGATGGCTTCGGCACGGAGGCGCTCCATGCCTTGCTGGAACTTCGCCACGGCCTTGTCGCGGTATTCGTGCAGGGGGTTGAGGGTGGGCATCATGGTGCCGTCCTTGCGGGGGATGGTGAAGGTGTCCTGATAGCCGGGCTGGTTCATTTGTTCGGTCAGGCGGTCGATGAAGGTCTTCTGCTGGGCGAGTTCGTCGAGGTCGATGGCGAGGGAGTCGGTCCA